GCAAATTAACACTGACCTTGACGCTCGTGATGCTGCATTAACTGGCGCTCAAAAAAGCGCAGCAGAGGCTGTTCAGCAAGAAATTGACTCGGTTAAAAGCGATCTGGCTACGATTCAAAGCGATATTGAGACTGAAAGCGCGGCTCAGATACAGGCTTTGCGCGACGAGCGAGGCACGCTGATTGGCAACATTGAGGCTAATGTTCAAAACTTAAAGGACAGTATCGCAGCAAAGGCAGACCCTGACGACCTTCAGCTTCAGATTGAAAAATTGCGCGGAGAGTCCGAAAATCTTAAAAGCACTGCGAGTGAAGAGCGAAAAGATTTGTTTTTACAAATGGAAGCTCTTCGTGATGGCGCTTTAACGAACGATCAGGTTAACGCTTCTATTGCCAGCGCTTTAGAAACTGGAACTTTGTCGCCCGATCAAATTAATTCGGCAATCGAGACATTAAAAGGGGAAGTTGAGGGCAAGATCGGCGGTCTTGCGTCAACAGAAAGTTTGAACCAGCTTCAATCTGACATCGAAGGAATAGGGACCGCTCTCACAGGTACTATTGCCAGTTCTTTAGACCTTAGCTCAAAGGTAGATTTGTTACAGAAGGCGCTTGAAGGAAGAGCTACAAACGAAGACTTGGCCACGCTTCAAGAATCTTTGCAAGGCAATGCCAGTGGCATCGAGGCTCTTCAAAAGGCGGTTGAAGGAAGAGCTACAAACCAAGATTTAGCAATCCTTCAAGAGTCATTGGCCGCGACAGCTAGTAAGGATGAGCTTGCGGCACTTCAAGCATCTTTGACCGGCGCTACAGGAGATTTCGACACTCGGTTTTCAGAGCTTCAAAAGCAAATGCTTAACCCTGATGACATCGCTAAACAACGTGCCGATGCTATTGCCGCTGCAATGGACCCGATTGCGGCTCAACGCCAAGAAGCTATTGCTGCAGCAATGAACCCGATTGAGGCTCAGCGACAAGAAGCGATCACTGGCGCAATTAACCCTATTCAGGCTCAGATAGAGGAGTTGAGAGGCAGTATTCCTGCCCAGCAAAACATTGACATTGACGCTCTGAGGCAGTCGATTATCGATGAGTTGAAGACTCAAACACCCGCTCCCGGTGGCGGAACTGGTGGAGGCGCTGGCGGAGAAGGCGGTGCTGGAAATACCAATGTAGACGGTTTTAGCGGAACGCCGATTGACAACTTTATGGGCGGAAACATTCCAACCGGATATATCGACGTTGGCCCTTCAGCTTCAGAGGCGGCTGGTTTCAACCCTGCTGGCGGAGGCAATCAAAGCGCTGCCGTACCCACACAATTACCAAAAGCGTCAGGCTCAAAAATTAAAGTCGGTAACATGCCCGGCGGCGGAGTTGGTTCAGGGTATGTAAAGACTGGCGCTCCTGCGTACAGTCAATCAGGATTTCTTGCAGGAGAGATACCTCCTGACGGGAGCTTTTCAGGACCATTTCAAGTTACGCAAGCCCCAGCACTGCAAGCGGCTCCTAAGTTTTCATACGCAGGTTCTCGAAGGAGGCGGTAGCTGTGAAATCTTCTGCCCCTAAGAATGTAGCCAACCCAAGCCTTTATGCCAAAGCAAAAGCTAAGGCCAAGAGCAAGTTTGACGTTTACCCGTCAGCATACGCAAATGCGTACATGGTTAAGGAATACAAGAAGATGGGCGGCACTTACAAGACTCCGAAGAAAATGAACAAGGGCGGCGCGGTTTTTATGAAGCCAAAAGGCTGTGGTGCTGTTATGGAATCTAAACGTAAAATGGTAAAAGTGCCTCGTGGCTAAGACCGGACTAGACAAATGGTTTGGCGAAAATTGGGTTGATATTGGCGCTAAAAAGAAGGACGGAAAGTTTCAGGAATGTGGCCGAAAAAGCGCATCAAAAAAAAGTGGCAGGTCATATCCAAAGTGCGTTCCGGCAGCAAAAGCGGCCAGCATGACGGAAAGCCAAAAGAAAAGTGCGGTAGCCAGAAAAAGGTCTAAGCGGCAAGGCGTAGGCGGTAAGCCTACAATGGTTAAAACTTTCGCCGCGAAAGGCGGATCAATCAACAAGAAACCGGGCAATTCTGGTTTATTTGGGAGACGGTAAATGGCGACAAAATCAGGCAAAGAAACCGGCGCTGCTTTGAGCGGTAACAAAAAATCGTCGACGAGAAAATCAAGAAGGGAAGATTTTGACAAAAAGATTTCTAAGGCAAAAGACAAAAGGATGCAAACTTACTATGAAGTTTACAATGTACTAAAAAAAGATGCAGGCGGGGTGCTTCCTCACAAAGTTAAGGGCGAAGGCTTTGATGCGCTAGTTGCTAAAAAATTAAAGAAAGAAACCGGCGCTGCTTTAAACGCCGACGAAAAAGCTGCAATCAAGAAGCTTACAGGTTTTGACAACAAAAACGATTTTATCAAATACAAATACGGTATGAACCAAGGTGGTTCTGTCAAAATGAAAGCAAAAGGCTACAGAAGAGGCGGCGCTCCAATGGGTATGGCGGCCCCCGGAAAGAAGGTTCCTGCCATGATTAAAAGGCCTGCTGCCTCCGCGCCCGGAACAAGAACTCCGTCTGGCAAAGAGCTGATCGACACAACAAAGCTTGGCGCTCTTCCTCAGAGCCGCTCGACCCGACCAACCAAGGCAACAGCCATGCGCGGTGCTGCGGCACGCCGATCAGGTGGTAGTACGCCACGCGGCATGAACATGGGCGGTGCAGCCATGAAGACTAAAGGTTACGCTAAAGGTGGTGCTGCAATGAAGACCAAAGGCGCAGCAAAAGGCGGTGCAAGAAAGCCTTCATCTAGTAAGAGTGGTTTATACGGGCGCAGATAGTGGCTTATCTTCAGAGCAATATCCCGCACTTCAAGTGCTGGGTTCGCAAAGAATACACGCATAATCATGAGAAATATCATGGCGAATTTATTCATGCGATGGCGATTGCTGTAACCACCATGCCCACTCGGTGCTTATCCTTTCAGATGATTTTTACCGGAGCTGAGACATACGACGATGATGAAGAACAAAACGCACATGGCGGAGCGATGTGGGCCAGAATGCCAATCACAGGACTTGTCGCTGACACGCCACTTGATGATTGGCCTGAACCAATGCCTGTCTGGGCTGCTCAACCTTGGGACTGCAGTTCTCATTGCCACGCTGTTTACGTTCTTGATCGCTGCACTCCTTGTCCTTGGCTCGCTAAGATTGATGGCAAATTTTATCCTGCAAAATACTATTTCACGGTGGATTATTCAGAAAATGAAATTGCTGATGACCCTGCCCAACACAAACAGTCGCATGTTTTAGAGTTGCTTGATGCAGGCAAATGGACCGGTAATATTGTTGCATTGCCTAATAATCGTGTACGGGTAACGCACCCTGCTTGGTTTGAAACGGGTGATGGTGCGCCAGACTTTAAGCCTAGCCAGCATATTCATTACAGCAAATCTGATTTAGACTACACCCTAGATGTGAACCAAGTTTTCGACAACCTATATGCCGAAAAGAACGAAGAGGATTTTGACGATGAAAAAGAATAACGGCAACTCTGGTTTATACGGCAGAGTAACTAAGAAGCAAATGGGCGGAGCTGCTAAACCAGTTGGCATGAGCGGACCCGGATTTCTTGCAGGAGAGATACCTCCTGACCGGAGTGGGAAGAAAGACTTGAGAAGTATTTTTGATTTCGAGCCTAGTGAAGAAGATTTAAAAAGGAATCGGGCTAAAAAAAATTATTATGAAAGTCTCGCTCGCAATGAAGGGCCAATAATGCGAACCAATGACTTCCAAGATAAAGACATGAACGGCGTTGATGACCGAGACGAGTCTTCTCGCGGCAAAAAACGTCCTCCCGGCAGGGGAGGTAATTCTCGCGGAACCGTAAAAACTGGACCGGGAAGAGGTCCAAGAGGCCCTTCACGCGATCAGCTTCAAAGAATTCAAGAGATGCTCGCAGGCAAAGCAGATCGTGGTGGCAGAAACCCCGGAACTTTCATGCCAAGACTTCCCGGCGGTGGTAGATTAAGGCCGCCAGAAATGGGGCCGAATCCTGATGCGGAACGAATGGGACCGAGACGGTTTGAAGGGATGGGCGCAAGCATTATTGATGCCCTTGGCATCAAGAGTGGTAAGATGGGTGATAAGTCCAGAAAAGAACCACCCCGTCCCAGAACTACCGGCGGCAGAAGAGGTCGCGGAAGGAGAAAGTAAATGGCTGTTAGCGGAACTAAAAGTTTCGAGCCTGATGTAGCCGAGTACATCGAAGAAGCGTTTGAACGATGCGGAATCGAGTTGCGCACTGGTTACGACTTGCGAACTGCAACACGCTCGCTCAACCTAATGCTTGCTGAGTGGGCTAACCGTGGTTTAAATCAGTGGACAATCAAGCAAAACGCAATCCCAATGCTGACCGGAACGATCACTTACAATCTTGATCCGACAGACTCAACAGCGGCAATTGACGTGCTTGACGTTTTTGTTCGAGAAGAATTTCAGGGCACTAATACTGACATTCCGCTTAGCAGGATGAGTCGGGCGGAATACTCGCACCTAGCGACTAAAACAACGACAGGTAAGCCTAACCAGTTCTTCGTTGACAAGCAGTTGTCCCCAACCGTAACGGTTTGGCCACAGCCTGACAAAAACA